CCAATTTTGGTGCAACTCGAATTGGTGAATACTCACAAAAATATGGCACGGATATTTGCACATACACTCGCGCATTTTTATGGGGTGGCCTTGGTATTATTTTAAGCGCAATTGCTACTGTGTTGTTTGTAACATGGATTGGATTTGCATTGTATGGTCTTGGTGCCTATGTATTGGGTACTATCAGTGAATTGCCTCCCGAATCTTTCGCACTGATACTTCTTTGTGGTGCCGCATTGTTTCTGGTATTTCTGGTATTTTTGCTCAACAAATTCCAAGATTACACAAGAAGCCGGCGGCGCAAATATGAATCTGGTCTGCCACCTACCGAACCTAGCTTTGTAACCTTGGCATACCGCAAGTTCAAAGATAAAACCTGTTTTAAAATTAACTTCACTAAGGAAGATTGAAATGAAAAATTACCGAAATATGAGCACCACTGCCGCTCTGCTGTACCTAGCACTGATTGTTGCCTTCATTTATGGCTGGATTGCCAACATTGTTATGATTGCACAATCTGATTTGTCCACCATCACAGGTATGTTGATTCTACGTGTGGCTGGTATCTTTGTTGCACCACTTGGAGCCATTCTAGGTTATGTCTAAACCAATCTGTTTCACACTTGTTGGGGTGCCTGGCTCAGGTAAATCCACCTGGGCCAATCTGATGAATGCTCAGAATGGATATGTTCATGTGAGTACTGATGCCTGGGTTGAACGTGAAGCCGAACGTGTTGGTAAAACCTACTCCGAAATCTTCAATGAGTATATGCCCAAGGCAGTTGAAATGATGACGATTCAGGTTGTTAATGCGAGTGGCAAGGGTTTATCAATCATTTGGGATCAAACCTCAACCACCGCTATCAGCCGTGCAAAGAAATTCAATATGCTTCAGTACTATAAACATATTGCAGTGGTTCTTGAGACTCCACCATTATCGGTTTTGAATGAACGTCTTGCCTCACGACCAGGTAAAATTATTCCACCTGATGTGGTGTGTAAAATGATTGAGAATCTGGAATATCCTACCAAAGATGAAGGTTATGATTCAATTTGGTATATTCGTTAAGGCATGAATATGAGACTACTATTAATTCAAGGTAATTACCTGGCGGTATACAAAGACCGCAAACAGGTTGCAATTTATGAAGTTGATTGGTCATTGGAACCTGAGCCATTACAATTGATCAAGGAGTTGATGGAATGAACGAACTTGTCCATGACCTGGCGCTAGAAGCCGGACTGTATTGTGATGGTACACCGGATTCATTTGATTCTGGTGCAGTTGAAAGGTTTGCCAAGTTGGTTATTCAAAAGTCTGCTGAATACCTCAAAGGTTGTGATTGCGACTTTGAGGCTGAACAGCTTGAGGAGTTTTGGTATGAAACTGACACTGACTGATGAATCACCTATCTTAGGTTATACATTCCTTGATGGTTATTGGAAGTCTATTGTACAACCTAAGGGTTTCATCTACACTCAGGCATTCATTCTCTGTACTGATTGCAATAAAACCATCTCCAGCCATGGTGGTCCAAGGTTTAACTCTTATTGCCTAAGTTGTTATAATCTGAAACAGGGACATACCTAATTAGCCAACTGGTAATAATGGAATATATGGTTCCTGTCAAGTGTACCACTTTATTTCATAGTTTATATGATAGAATACCACTTTATTGATATGGAGCAAGCATGAACGAAAAAGCCGAGCAACAAGTGACCGAAACCGTACTACGCCAAAAGAAGCTACAGGATGATTCTGATGTTTCTATTCCCGAAAAGTTTGAAGGCTTTGTGCCATTTGGTTTCTATAAAGACCTAACAAAGATTGTGGACTCTAAACAATTCTTTCCAGTCTTTATCACTGGCATGTCAGGCAACGGCAAAACCTTGATGGTTGAACAGGTTTGTGCAACTGCCAAGCGTGAATGTATCCGTGTCAATATCTCGGTTGAAACTGATGAAACAGACCTGATTGGTTCCAATACATTGGTTGATGGCAACGTGGTTTACCGTGATGGTCCTGTGATTACTGCCATGAAACGTGGTGCCATTCTATTGATTGATGAAGTTGACCGAGGCTCAAACAAACTGATGTGCCTTCAGGGTATTCTTGAGGGTAAACCTTACTTTAATAAAAAGTCTGGTGAATATGTGCATCCCAAAGAAGGCTTCAATGTTGTGGCAACTGCTAACACCAAAGGATTTGGATCGGAAGATGGAAAGTTCCTTGCACAAATATTGGATTCCGCTTTCTTGGAAAGGTTCTGTATCACCGTTGAACAGGAATATCCTGATCCCATTGAAGATTATTAAACCCATACTAAATGATGACGAATTTGCTGAAAATTTGGTAAAATGGGCAGACATTATTAGAAAAACCTATGGTGAAGGTGGAATTGACGAGATTATATCCACGCGAAGATTGGTGCATATCGCAAAAACTTATATTATATTCCAAGATCGGAAAAAAGCCTTGGATTTATGCGTTTCCAGATTCGACACGGAAACTAAAGAATCTTTTTTAGATTTATATACCAAAGTTGATGTTAAGGTTGCCGAGGCTGCACCGAAGTATAAGTCTTTGAACCCAAAACGTGAAGAAGATGTGGAGATTCCGTTTTAACCACAAATAGTTGTTGATCTATGCCATTTTGAATGTATAATTCAATCTAGTTTGAAGAAAGTGAGAATGTGATGATCAAATTTGGTTCCATCGGACAATTCAAGAATGTTATCAAGGCAGTCCGCGACACTGCCAACTGGAATAAACAACCTATTCCTACTCTGCAATTCATTGGTACAACCAAGATTCATGGCACAAATGCCTCTGTGGTTTTTGACCATGAAGGTAACTATACGTTTCAATCCCGTGAACGTGTGTTGACTGTTGAATCGGATAATGCCGGCTTCTGTATGTGGGGTGAACGTAACATCCAAGAGTTGAAGAAAACCTATGATGCAATCCCACCACAGTTTAAACCTATTAAACCTGGTGAACACATGGCATTCTTTGGTGAATGGTGCGGCCCAGGAGTTCAGAAAGGTGTTGGTGTCTCCCAACTCACACACAAAATGTTTGTGATCTTTAATATCACATTCATTGGCAATGATGGTGTTGAAGCCACAGAAGAAACACCAGAAAAGCCTGCAACACGCATTGAACTGCCGCATACCGAGATTCAGTCCTGTGTGCACCGAACACATGATATCCACACCATCTATGATTTCCCAACATGGGTTATGGATATTGACTTCAATGCACCACAACTGGTCCAGAACAAATTGGTTGATCTAACCTTGGCAGTTGAAGAAGAATGTCCTGTTGCCAAACACTTTGGTATCTCTGGAGTTGGTGAAGGTATTGTTTGGTGGAACTATGAGCAGAACCTGACCTTCAAAGTCAAAGGTGAAAAGCATTCTGTATCCAAGGTCAAGACAATCAAAGAACTTGCCGCAGTTGATATTGAACGTATGGCTTCCCTTGATGCCTTTGTTGAAACTGTTATCACTGAGAACCGAATGAATCAAGGTCTTGCCAAACTCTCTGAAATGGGACTTGAAGTTGACATTAAGAATACAGGTACCTACATCAAGTGGGTTGTATCTGATGCAATGAAAGAAGAACAGGATGTTATTATTGCATCCAACTTTGATATGAAGGAACTTGGCGGTAAAATGAGCCAGATTGCCAAGACCTTCTGGTTTAAACAACTAGAAAAGGTATAATATGAACCATACAGGACGAATCAATCGCCATGAAAAAATTGCCCAAACTATGTTGAGTGGCAAACCTGTTACACCAGATCAAATTCGAGCCTGTTTTACTGGCTCAGATCAAGAATCTGTATTGTATCGGTTATCCACCAATATCTACAATATTCGCAAGGATGGGGGAATTATCAAAGTATTTAAAGAAGGCCGAAATGTTACGGCGTACCAACTGGTCAATATTGATGAATTCAATAAAGATGGCAGATTCTGTTCGAGGTGTTCCTAAACCGTGGCATAAGGGTGCAAATAATCCAGCCAAAAGAATGGAAAACCGACTGAAAATCAGTGTTGCATTAAAAGGTAAACCAAGAGCTACATGTGAATGTCCACATTGTGGTAAAATTGGAGGAACTGGCAACATGAAACGGTATCATTTCGATTTTTGTAAAAATAAATTGGTTGCCTAATATTTTTATTGCCACTTTTAAAATGTATGATACAATTCATACATCTTTTCAACAAATGATGGAGTTAATA